TTCTGGTCGCGTTAAAAGGTCTTTTATGTGTTCGTTTTCTTCATAGTCCGGGCAGTGGGTATCATTATTTCCGGGTGGGCAGTCGTTACAATTTTCGGGGCATGGGCCGGTATAATTTTCAATGTCCTTTTCGTCTTCATCTTTGATCGCTTCGTCAAACTGGTTTAATCTTTCCTGTAATTCCGCTATTGTCTGCTGCAAGTCGTTTCGTTCCGTTCTGGCGGTGTCTCTCTCGTTTAGTGCCGTCTGTAATGCCGTTGCGCTGCTTTCCATGTTCGCGCGGATTTCGTTCTTTAGGGCTTCGATCTCATTGCCTCTGTTGGTAATTATCGAATTGAGATTTTTGATAATTTCGCCTGCTGTGTCGCGTTCTGTTTTCAACATTTCCCGGCTGTCGTCACAGGCTTGTTTAAGTTCTTCGTTTTGGACTTTCAGTTCTTTTGTAGCTTTTCGGGTTTCATAGTTTGCAATTACTGTCAAAATTTGTTTCTGTTCGTCGGTCAATCCGTTCTTGAATTTCTCAACCTTGTTCGCTGTGATTTTGCACATTTCTTTTACTCTCTTTCTGGCCGGTGGCCGTGTAGTTATTCCCTAAAGGGAATTTATTTATGCTGTTATTTCCTTCGCTTCCGGGAATTCTGCATATAAGGCTTCTATTGCCGCCTGCGGGGTTTCTACTCGGGCAAATATAATCGTTTCCTCTGCGGCTTTTTTTGCCGCCTCAATCAATATCCGCGCGTGTATCAAAAAGCATGTCGTGTCAAGTTCTGGGTAGGCGTCTTTTACGATCTTATACGCTGCGTCCATTTTTTCGGCTTTTGTAAAATTCATGTTTTGAAAAAGTTTAATTAATCGCGCTGCCGTTGTTTTTGCTTCCGGGCCGTGTAGTAATTCGTTTTGTTCGCTTGTAAGATGGTACATGATGGTTTGTCTCCTTTTGGTTTTTTCAATTAATAAATCATTTCACTTTTGTCGTGGATTCTGCCAAAAAAATTTTCGCTATATACATCGCCTATTATTTCTATTCCGCCTATTTCCTGCGGGCCGCGTGTCCCAGCTATTCCGGAGCAAGCGCAATGCTTAATGCCGCATAAGGCTCGTTTTGCTCTCTTTATCTGCTGTGCCGATAGTCTATTTTCAACCGGAATAAGATTGATTTTCGTGCCGTGAAAATCATTTCTAAGTGTAATTTTTTTCATTTTGTTGCCCCCTGTGCTTTCTATATTTATCCCTAAAGGGATATTTTCTTAAAATAATACTCCGCATCCGGTCGCGCCGTTTTTCGCCATTCTGCACGTTTTGTATTTATCGCAATAAAAACAAGATTTTATTCCCGGATTTTCTCTGATCGTATTTTTTCCGGTTTCGGATAATTCTATATTCTCTAAATCGCCGAATAAATCAGTTTGTTCTTTTTTAGCAATAGTTTTTAATACTGTTTGTGCTGTTGTTTCCTGTCCGAATAAATCAATATATGTCATTATGATATTTTCCTTTCAATTTTATCAATCTGTTTTTCTATTGTTGCTAATATGATATTCTTTACGTCCATTGATAATTCAGTGTCAAAATTAATCCGGTTGTGTGTGTCTGTATTCATTATTCTATCCGTTTATGATCGTACCATATAGGCACTATTTATCTTTATGCTTACTATTATAAGCCTTGTATACGCAATGTCAATAGCTTTTCAATATTATTTTATTATTATTTTATTACTTTGTTATTGCTTTGTTAGCACATATCAATATGTTGGGATAACTATAATCTTTAAGTTATATTGTCACTATATTTTGTATGCTTTAATTCTTTATTATTTGTTATTTTAATTATTCTTTTATTATTCTTTTATTTTAACTGATCGTATTTACTCTATTCTATTCTTTATTCTATTCTCTATTCATTATCTATTTTAATTACTCAATTCATTTATTATTTATTAATTCCTTATTTATTTAATTCCGGGTTTACCTTGATACTATTACGCTCAAGTCTATTGAGTCTGCCGGCATATAGGTTCATTGAGTCTATTATTATCAAGTTGCTTTAGTGCGCCGGCGCTCATGTTGGTTGAGTCTATTGCACTCAATGCGCGCGGATCGAATTGCAGATATTTACACCTGAAATTAATTGCCCTAAGATAATAATTAATTCCTATTTTATAATTAATTAATTCTGTAAATAGGTACTTTTGATTGCCATTTATTATTGATTATTCCAGCAATTGTTTAATCATAGCAATTCGATAATTAATTAATTCCGTAAATTAATAATTGTTTAATCAATTCTATTTTAATTAATCTGATCGTATAATTAATTAATTTCAGCATCATATTGTTATTTAATTCCGAAATTGCACGGCCATAAAATCATTAATAATTAATTATGTTTATTCCGTTTTAATTTAATTTTGTAATTGTTTAATCATTAATAATTGCGGTTATTGCGCGATTATTTAATTTAATCATTACCGTATTTTATATGCTTTATAATTCGATAATTCTGTTGTCAATAAATTCCACTGTTATTTAATTCCGAATTGACATTGATTGCATAATTAATTAATTCTTTAATCTCGAATTGATTATTATTATTTAATTCATTAATTCCCGAATAATTAATTCTTTGCACGTGCATAATTAATTATTAATTCCTAATTCCGAATTCATTTATTAATTAATTCCCGGCAATTGTGCTTTGTTCGCTTTGTACGCTGCGTGTTTTATTTGTTTTGCTATTACGGAATGAAAAAGCCCATGGATTAAGGGTTATTTGCGATTGCGCGGCGTTAAAGGTAACGGCTGTTTTTGGGACGTGCGGTGTGGGTTTTGGCGGGAGTGCCTAGCAGCGAGATCGGCGCCTAACATAAAGGTACCGGCCAATTATAGACCGCCTAAATCTCCAACGAAACCTGACCTCAAAAATATTGGGAAATTTGCCCGTCCTAGCCACTCCACATGATTATCCCTGCACATACAGACCTAAAGCCGACAATGAGCCGCCGCGGGGGCACAAATGGCTTAAATCGCGAATACAGAGGGCTCGAATTATCCAAAACCCTACAAATAACGAAAGAAAGAAATAAAACCGGGAAAAAGAATTCGAATTCCAAAATAATTAATTACCGAAATTAAAAAATAATTAAAAATGAATAAACAATTAAAAACGCGATTGCCCCTGACTACTCAATTACATCATTCGTGTGCGCGGCAAAGATTTAAGTATTTAAGTAACAGATTGGCAATAAGGCGAAAGGATTAAAAGATAAAAAGATTAAAACATTAAAGCACTTAAGGTAATTAAAGAAGTGGGTCGTGGCGCTCGGGGAATTTAATTACATTGGTAATTGGCGGGGTGGTGGAATTAAGGGCGGCATTGACTTTATGATCGAATTCAGTACGGGAATCGGAAGTGGGGGCGAAAGAGAAGGCGCTGGGCAGGCCGGCAATTAATTTACCTTCCCGGATGATGGAGTCGAGGGCAATAATTTTAATTGAGGGAATGTCGGGGGCGCCGGGGTTGGAGATTAAGAAACGTCCATCGAGAGTAATTGTATCTGATCCACATTTGCAGCAGATCGATGTATAGTATTGAGAGCCGCGGTGCCGGACTGCTACGAACGTGTCGAAGTTAGTTGCTTCCCACGGTTGGAGTTTGCGGAGATTGCCGGACATGCGAATAATATATCCGGATGCACGCCGGATGTCAATATCCGCCGGGCCGCTCCGCGGAAATATACTTGCTTCGAAGCGTCCTGCAGCCGACGGCCTCGGGCTCGACCTGCGCGCGCTCGGCGCCGGTGTGTGCCGCCCAGCTGGCGGACGACAAACTATTTTCCGGGATGGGGCTTGACAGGATCGGCACCGGGAGATATATTATCGAACATGCGAACGGGCAACACTATCACAAAACAAATTTTAAGTCATTAACAAGCGATAGCTTTGCATGAGTGTCATTTCCGCCGGCCGCCCGGTTCGCAGCCTACAGCCGTGGAAGTGGCGCTCATGGAGGGCTATTGAATAATGACCGATCTAGGCTGGTATAAATCATATCGATCTATATTTGATTCGAATGATTATCTTTCCCTACAGCCGGAAAGCCGAATTATTATTTTCCATTTATTGGGAAGATGTAATTATAAACAATCGGAAGTCATAATCGAGGGCAAAGAATTAATAATTAATCCCGGGCAATGGCTTACTTCGATTCCAACAATTGAAAAATTCACGTTTTTAACGCCGCGGCAAATAAGGACAGCGCTCGATTCATTAAAAAAAACAGGATTCCTCGACTGGATTGTTACGCCGGGTAATCATCGAATAATTACAATTAAAAATTGGTCAATCTATCAATCTGACAGCCGACAGACGAACGACAGACGATCCGTCAAGCAAACGACAGACGATCCGACAGAGGAAGCGACAGACGATCTTCCCTATGATGTCGATAATAAAACGACAGACGAAATGACAGACGATTCCGCGAGCATCCGACAGACGACTGGTTTAAAAACGACAGAATCCAAAGAATTAAGAAGTAAAGAAGTAAAGAAAAAAGATTTAAAAGACTCTTCGTCGAATTCAAAAACCAATTCGACAGACAATGAAACCAATCAGGAAATATATCAAAATATTTTCGATTATTGGAATTCGAGAAATAAAACATTACATCATCGTAAATTAGCCGGAACAATCAAAGAAAGAATTATTCGCGCAATTAACGGAAGAATAAATGAGGGATATTACGAATCGGATATAATTAATTCGATTAAAAATTATAACGATGTGTTGAATAACGAAAATCAATTTTTCAAACATCAGTGGGCTTTAGATATATTTTTAGTACGTTCGGGCGGATTTGTTAATTTTATCGATTCGGCCGAACCGTGGAATAAATGGATGAAGGAATTCAGTAAAAGCGACAAGATTCATAAAAATAACATGGAATTATTAAATAAAATTACAGGGGGGCAACAAAATGCAAATAACAAAACAGGAACTATCATTGATATTGATTGCTTTAGCTGATATTTTCGATAAAGTAATTTCGGAAGAATTAATTAATAATTATTACGAAGTGTTGAAAGAATATGAAGGTTTAATTGTGGCGTATTCCGCAAAACGCCTAATCCGGACAAATAAATATTTTCCGCGGCCGGCTGAATTCATAGAAATTATCGATCCGGCGCCGTCCGGGAATATCGATACTGTTCTTGCCGCGGCTGCATGGGCCGATATGTTAAGATTCCTTCAGTCCACGACGAAACTATCGGAAATAACGGACGAAGCACTAAAAAAGACAATCAATGCGTTCGGCGGCCGCCACGAACTCGGAAGCATGGAATCAAAGTCGCTTCAATATCTTCGAAACGATTTCAAAGAAATGTATCTGGCCTTTATCACGCCGGAGCAAAAACGCGAAGAGTTGGTAAGGCTCGGGGCGACAGAGGGGATGTTGCGGATGCTGCCGGCGCCCGGCCTGAATACAAAACTTCTCGAAAGCGGTGAAAAGAAATGAATGTTAAAAAAGACGATACAATCATACCACAAAATAATAAAAAAATTAAAGAGTTTCGTAATCACATTGAAAAAACATATCGAAACTGTCCGCCTAATCGTCCTTCATACAGCGGCAGCTTCGGCGAAATACTCTGTTACGAACTACATTCACAGCCGATCAATCCGCGAATGAGAATCAAAACAGGAAACGACGGGTATATGACGGGGCTCTCATTTAAAGAACTTGCCGCAAAATGGGGCATCAGTGTGACATTTTTAGGCGATCTTATTGCCGATCATTGCCGAAAGTTGGAAGAATAACTATTTTTCTTATAGGAAGTGATGATAAAATGAATAATAATTGTGTCGGCTGTGCTCAACCATGTTGTTTCGCAAACGTACCGGAAAATGGGCCGGCGGACTGCATACATCAGCCTTTTGATGAAAAAGAATATCTGCAAGAACTGGTTTTTAGCCTATTCGATCAGGCGTGTAATATCGAGGGGATTTATAATCACGATTGTATTTCCTGTTACGAAGAAGCGCAAAGGTACTTAATCAGCATCGGCAAGATCAATAAAGTCGACTGTAAATTTGAAAGCTAGGTTAATATGATCGATTACGAATTTGTATCAAAATATATCTCAATGTTGAATCCGGCGCGCCGAATGAATTTTATCAATCGGGCTCTGCGTTATGCCGAAGATCGCGAAAAGGCAAAAAGTAAAGAGGCTGAAAATCCAGTCGCATGCTCACTCTGTCACGATACGGGCTGCGTCCATGTCATGTATCGAAAGCGCGGGGCATTAACCGTCTATGAGGCAAAACGCGCATCATGTGTCTGCGAATCTGCAATTCTTGAAGACGACATGATTAAACTCGATAAAATTATGGAAATATCGGATCGGCTTTTTTGCATCGAATGCCTAAAACTTTTCAAGATAGAAGGCGACGTCGATTTATATTCAATACCCTCTCGAGATCCCAGCCGGTTCAAGGTTGTATGTCAGGATTGTCATATCGAGCGATCAGGAATGAATGACGAAATGTTAGGCCTCATACAGAAATATCTTCTTGAAAAAGAAAAACTTGAAAAGCTGGAGGCCGTTCCGAAAGTTCCTACGGCTGATGATCTTATGAAAAAATTTCTCGAAAAAGGTTGAATGCAAATAGGGAATAAAATAAAATAAATACGGACCATTTCAAAAAAGGAAGGGGTTGATCCTATGAAATGCCTCGGGTGCTGCTAACCCAACAGAATTATCCCATAGGTAAATATGAAGCGAAAGCGCCGGGCACCGTCCGGCGCTTTTTTCATTTGGGGATATTGACACGTCGCGAATAAACGCCTAAAATACAATCTACTGCAATGTTTTGTTGGATCGACCACCCTTTACCTCCGCTTAATCGGTCGGGGGTCTTTTTTTATCCATTTTGTTGACAAATTCAAAAATACGTGTGATTATGCAAGCATGGATTACATAAATGCACATTTTATTCTACTTTCAGGAAAAGATATAGCAAGAACGGCGTGGGATGGCGAAAAATACCTCCATTGCGATCCTGTTGGCGGTGAACCCGAGAACGGCATTCCGCAGGCATGCATTGAATTGCGCATGACAAATCCGCTGCCGGGCGATGAACATGAAGGGCGTCTCGATTGGGATGATGGCGAAATGCAACTGGATGTGAATGCGAATGATTGGATAGTGGTAAATAACGAAATAATCGAAAATAAAGAATCGGCGGGGTGACGCCATGCGGTCATTACGACAACATCTGGAGCTTATCGAATCTCTACTGATGGGGATAGGCGGTTTATTGCCGCTTGAAAACTTAACCGCGCAGGTAGGTGGTCCCGGAAGCCCTGTTTTTACATGCACAAATCACTATATCGGCGGATCGCTGCGAGTTTTTGTAAATGGGCTACTTCAAACGCCGGGATCCGGCAATAGTTATCAGGAAACGGGTGCGGCAAGCGGAGAATTTACATTCGAGGCCGGCGCAATCCCATCCGGCGCAGATGAAGTATGGGTGTCATATATTCCAGCGCCATAATAAGGGGGAAATCGTGAAATCAAAAACAATCGTCACTCTCTGTTTGCTTTTCGGCATAATTGCCGGATTATATTCTCCAACAATCGCGGCGCCCCCTAAGATAAATGGGCATACGCAGATTCAGTCGGCTACGATTACCGGCATGGAGATCGCGCCAACGGCAACCATGACAATCGCAACGCTGAAAACATCGAGCACAATCACGGCTACGGGAACAATTACCTCGAAAAGCACATTGTCCGGCGCCGGGCTTACCATTGCTGGACTTTCTGATATGACGGCCACGAGTGCGACGCCGACATTAAGCAGTACGCAACTCGGGGCGGCCGATGCCGGGGTTTTTTTGGTAGATAATGTTGCGAACGCCTTTTCCGGAATAGTTGGATCAACAACTGGATCTGGAAATGGTGTCGCGGGCTATACATCAGGCGGCGGAACGGCACTCTATGGATGGTCGGAAGGATTGGGAAATGCCCTCAGGCTTAAAATCGATTTTGCCACAAACTCGGCGCCATTGGTGTTTGGGAATATCGTATCTGGCTCTGGCGATCTAATACAGCTGCAAACCGGCGGAGTCGATAAATTCATAATACACAACGATGGTTCGATTACTTCCGGAGCTACGGCGGGAGTGGTGTTTGCATCTGCAACAATCAATGGGCCTCTTCGTGTTACGGGAAAATTAACTGCCGATGGCGTGATTGATCCGACAAGGATTATCCTGCATGACAATAGTGCAAATGCCGTTGTTGAAGTTACGCAGGACGGCGCGGGTTATGATTTTAGGGGTACGGCCGATACATCGCATTTGGCGAAAAATGGAAATCTCACGCTTGTTGGAGTTCCTACGCCGGTTATTACATTGCCGTCAATAACATGGACGGGCGGAACGCACTATGAAGGAACTGCGGCGGCTTTGAGTTTTGCAACGGATGGCGTGAATATTCACAATTACAACTTTTACTTTGTCGGTCCTTCTCCAACGGATCAGAAATATTCTTTTATCGGTACGAGCGTTGCGGCTTTAGATTATATAGGAACCGCTACCGCTCTTTCTCATGCTGAACCGTATGATATTCCGGTCGGCATAACAGGCGCAGAAAACTTATCGGCAATATTATTTTCAATGTACACTGGCGTAATGGTGTATTCGACCGCATATTGCCCGGAATCTGCAACCGCTACAGTTTCATCCGATCTAGTGGGACTCGGGGCAAATATCGACCTTGTAATTGATAATGTGTTTGTCCAACACGGCGCCGGTGTTTCTTTCGGCGATATACAAACTACTCCAATAACAGCGGCCGGAGCCTCATTATGGGGTGGGGATGGGGCCGGCGGGGACCGGACCGTAATTACATATACACAGGGAGCTCTCGCCGCGAATAGTGCTGCAATTTCTGGAACAATAACAGCATCCCAATTTTCTGGCGGCGGCGCCGGATTGACGGGAGTAATCGGAACGGATTCTACGAAAGTCTTGAAGGCTGGCGACACGATGGGCGGAACGCTCAATATGAATTCTAACGACATAACAAATATCGCAACGGCAACAGCCTCATTTTTCAGCGGAAACGGAGCGGCCTTATCGAATGTAAATGCGGATAAATTGGATGGCTATCACTATAATGGTTTGCCGTATTTGTCTACATCGGGCGGAACTGTTTTAGGGGATGTTGTGGCGAATAACATAACGGCAACGGCCGGATATTTTTTTGAAGGCGACGGATCACATTTGTTAAACTTACCGATACCCGCTGCGGCAGATTTACAATCTGTTCTTGTTACAGACGGTTCGGCTACGGCAAGCATGGCGCTTACGCCTACAAATTCTCCCGCGATCACAGTAACAGATTCGGGGCATTCTACAGCCTCGAACACAGTCACGATCACAACGAATAATAGCAACGCTTCGGCGAACGCATTTTCAATTACAAATACGGGTGCGGGCATGGGCGTTTATATTACAAACACCGCCGCATCAACAGGACCGGGATCACGGACTGATATTCTTAATGCAAGTAATAGTCAACCCGCCTATACCATATACAACATGGGAACCGGCAATGCGATATATGCCGTCAATACGGGAGACGCTGGAGTTATTAATGCCGAAATAACAAACACGTCTGCCACTAATCATGCGATACAGGGTAAAACACGTGGAATCGGAAGTGCTGTTGTAGGACATCAGGAGGGCGATATATCTATTTCCGATTGTTCCGTTAAGGGACAATGCAATGCGATTTATGCGCTTAAAACAGACAGGACGTCTGGCTCAACATACGGATCGGCGGTAGCTGCTTACAACGCAAAAATAACAACATTCGGAGCGATTACGAATCCGGCGCCCCTCTATTACGGCGAAAATCACGATGCGACTGGACCGTTGATGCAGTTATCAAGCGGAGCATCAACACAGACAACGCGATTTACGATTGGCAACAATGGCGATACGACAGTTGGTGGTAGTCTTGCGGTTGGAACAAGTATTAGCGCATCAAGCCTTATTAGTGCGTCTGCCACATCGTCTGTAACGGGAATGACAATTACTCAAGGCGGATCAGGCGAAGTTCTTTTTATTCAACAAACCAATGTAGGCGCCGGCGGTACATCGGCATTGGATACCCAAATTACCAATGCTGCTAATCCAATGAATGTGTTTTATGGGTCAACAAACGGGACTGGATATTTGATCTGGTTGGATGGTCCGACAAGTGCATTTAAAGTTGGGAACGATGCTGTTGTAGACGCTCCGGGCTACAAAGTAGGTTCATCTGTAGGCGCTGATGCTTGTGTCAAATATCTCGAAGATAGTACAACCACGCGATACTCCAAATACGTGAAGGGTTTGTATATAGGAAAATTCACAGATAGCGGTTGTACGACACCGTAACTTTTAGGCGCAAAATAAAAATTTAGGAGGAAATAAATCATGGCAGCGGACAGACCAAACGAGCAATTAAGAAAACCAAGCAACGGGCTTTCTGTGCAGGATTCGGCCGATGTGGCCGACAGTTCAGGAGTAGGCGGCGCATCCGTCAAGGATTCTTTGGATATTCTTCTCGCGGCAACAGGCGGAATTCCGTTCACGCTGAAGGGCGATTTGGTGGGATATGACGGTGCAGCAATCGGCATACTTCCGGCCGGCGCCGACGGCTTAGTCCTCAAGACGAAAGCATCGGAGCCGCTCGGGCTCGAATGGGCAGCTGACGCTTCGAGCATGAAAACATACGCCTATGTAGTGGCGGCATCCGGCGGCGACTACACAAAGCTCTCAACGCTTCTCACTGCGCATCCGGCGCCCGTCAGCGTTTTCATCAAAGACGGCGTATATAACGAATCGGCGGCTCCGGTTGTCATTCCGGCCAACACAACAATTGTCATGGAGTCTCCGAACGCGATTCTGGATATGGGCGCCGGCAGTCTGACGCTAGGGGCGCAAACTTCGATCTCCAACGGAACAGTCCGCGGAACACTCGCGTCGGCTGATCTGCTTATCCTCAATGGTAATTACGCCAAAGCAATCAATATGCAGACAATCTCAACGGCGGTCGGCAACCCGGCGGCGGCGCAGTATATGATTTATGCCCCCACTTCCCTGCTCGATATCGTGATCGAGAACCCGAAGTTGGTATTCGCCGGTGACTATACGAAAGAGCGCGGAATCCACTTTCTCGCCGACTCGGGCCGCGTCCAGAATCCATACTTCGTCATGCCGGCCGGGGCGGCCAATAACAGCGTCCTCATGGTTGCGACTTCGAAAGGACTGACCATCGACGGGGCGAAAACAAATGCCGCGATAGTAAATGCCACAGCAATCGTTCTCGACGGGACGGGTGGCCGACTTTCATTTACAAACTCGGGTAGCCGCGACATCAACGCCAACTTGAGCGCAAATGCCACTTTCTGTGATATCAGCAACAGTGTTATCCGAACGCTTCTTCAGGTGGCTTGCAGAGTCAGCAACTGCACAATCCAGTCGCTCACGAATTACACTTCCGTTGAAAAATGTTATATCAGCAATTGCGATATAGCAGGCGCAGTAAATGGCGTGGGGGTCCAACCGAAATATGTAAACTGCTACATAGGCACCTACGCCGACAGCGCAACGGGTGGCAAGACGGATATGTCGAACGTCGAGATCAACGGAACGCTTTCGATTCTGTCCGACTATTTCAAGTTCAGCGGCAGGGTCAACGACACGGTTTCCGTGGACGCGGACAGGTGTTCGATCAGTGGATACGTCAAGGAGATCGGCGTGCTCGGCAGCTACAACCGACTTATCAATGTCGAAACGGCCGACACCTTCACGATCACAATTTCAGGCGGCACGGCAGTCAGCAACATGGTTATCGGCTGCTCGATGGGCGCGGCGTTCGCCGATACCGGCACAACAACGGTCTACACCGCAGAGGATAATGTAATCAGGCCATAAATATTAAGCCGTTTCTCCGCGGCTTATAAGTTCTCCTTCTCCTGAAAGGGTCGGCGCAAATAGCATCGGCCCTTTTTTATTTTAGAAAGGGATTGACATGAGGATTACTTATAGGTAAACTCATAAATGTGATAATTAAAACGCTAAAAAAATTAATCTGTAAAAGGTGTGGCCATAGATGGATACCGCGACAAGAAGATGTCCGCATTTGCCCAAAGTGCAAATCAGCGAGTTGGGACAAAAAACGGCGAGCAAAGAGCCTGACAACGTAGCCATAGAGGCTCACCATAGATTATTGATGGGGTTGGATTGGGGAGCAAATGGAGATATAGCGACATTTCTGAAGAAAGAAAATGGATTATTGCGAGTTGTAGGGCAACAAGCATACGAAAAACAGAAGCGGCCGGCGGTGAAGAAATGATGAAATACATAGGCGAATACATGGGAACAGAGCGATGGTTACGCGACGGAGCATATTACCGGAGATTAGTAAGCGGAAAGTGGGAACTCGAAACGTTCGAATCGCTTGTTATTGTTGACGATGATATAAATCATGCGTTGGAATTGGAAAGAATCAATTATTTTAACAATCTGAATGGTAGCAACGCAGCAAATGAAAATGCTAAAAATGAAGAAGTGAGATTACTTGCAACGAGCGATACCGGAAAAGAAAAATGGGATATAAACGGCAAAAGATGGATTCGACATCGCAAGCATGATTGGGAAGAAGAAACGGAGCATTCTCTTATTCAAGCGACTCAAGAAGAAGCTGACGATTTTGAGGCTGAAAGAATCGAAGAATTAAGAAGAATGGAAGAAAATAAAATCATCGAAGATCAGCGCGCGCTCGAAACCGACGCCGAAGAAAAACTGCAATGTTGGTCGGTTACGCATCCGGATGATTTTATCGAAGCGATATTGATAATGGCAAGACAGGACGCCTATCAAATGATTTTGAATAGTGAAAATATTCCACGAAATGGCGTATTTGTTTGTCCACCCGACACCGCCATGTCCTATAAGATCAAGCAGAAAATGGCTATACTTGCGAACAAGCGCGCCGAAAGAAATAAGAGGGATGGAATATGAAAATTCCGGTAATAACACTTTGGCAACCGTGGGCATCCCTCATAGCTGACGGGTACAAGACCGTCGAGACTCGCACTCACAATAAATTCAAAGGGTTAAAGGGGCAGATAATAGGAATACATGCGGGAAAACAATACGATTATGGATGTTGGAATGATGCGCAAGTTGTTCCGTTTCCATTCATAACAAAAGAGGCTTATGGAGTTGATGTCGTGCCGTATGGCGCGATTATTTGCACGGCGGTTGTTACCGATGTTAGGGAACTTCATTCGGACAAATCAGAATGGCTTGCCGCCTGTTTGCCTTATCGCCATATTGGACTCGTAAGTCGCTTCGGCCTGTTCCTCGAAGACATCAATAAATTCGATAATCCCATTCCAATGAAAGGCCAACAGGGCGTTTGGTACTGCGAATTATGATATTTCAATTCCTAAATAAACAATTCGAACTATCGAAAGACGATGCTACTGTCTGGCTGGATCAGTGGACGGAAAAGAGAATCGAGCAGCGCGGCCATAGGCAAGTTCTTCCCGGTCGCTGTTGTTTCTGTGAAAAATTTCATATCGAACGCAAGGGCTATGAAAATTCGTGCACAGAATGTCCACTGAAAATATACGGCATAGAGGGTCAACATCGAGTAGAGGGATGCCTTACGCTACTCGAATCGATCTTGGGACCAAAGGGAGACAACTCATTAACAGCATGGGGCTTGATATTCCACAAGGAATATACGGTGATATGGGGTGACAAGGGGCTTGAATCGTGTAGAAAAATTAGACAGGCTATAATCGAGTCTGTTATCAACAAGGAGGATCGGGATGGGATCGGGCAATATTTCACGGAAAGTAAGCCGGAATTTGAAGAAGACGAAAATACAGAAGGCTAAACGTCGGGCAATGGCGCCGGTACCGATTGATACAACATCGATACTTTCATCAGCATGGAGGTTAAAGCGTGGCAAAAAAATTCATAGTTGATGTTACACGGCTTTGGTTGGCGGGAATGATTGAGGAATGCGACAAGCGCGGAATAACATCGTTCTTGGTGGCCGTTGTTAAGGGTAAGTCGCATTATAAATTAACATGTGAAATTCTCGAAAGTAAAATCAGGCCGAAGTTTGTAACTACGGGCGATTCAGACGAAGAAATAGAGGAAGCGGATCAGTCGGCGGAAATAGAGGCGCTTACGGCGCAGTTGGCCGCGGCAAGAGAAAGAATAGGTGAGTTGGAGTTGTTGACCACAGGAATAAAAGCTGAAAAAACAGAAGAAAAGTCCGAAGAAGAAATTCCGGAAGAAGTTGAACTGGCCGAAACTATCTCCGACATTCTCGAACCGGGCAAAAAAGAACACGATACCATTATTGAGGCGATAGACCACGAGGTTATCGACGCTCTTAAAACAGTTCCCGATGCGCCTATTGTCGAAAAACGCGGTCCCGGACGGCCGCCGGCCAACAAGGATAAGAAATGAATACTGCAATTCAGGAAAAGTTTGATAACGCATATTCAGACTATGCAATTCAAGAAATTGGATGCTTGGGGTGTTTTTATTGGAGCGCAGAACAAAATCGAGAGAGCAAAAGATGGGGGCAAATATGCGGAGCGCCTTTTGAATACATGCTCACGCTCCCGCTTCGAATTAATAATCATCCAGCAAAAGAAGGTAGAAAAATTTGTTATTTTGATATTAATTCACAACAGGATGCCAAATGATAAGAGTCGGCTTCATTCCAAAAGAAAAATTCGCAAGTTCCGGAGAATTCGAAATATATATAAAACTATGGAATGAAACTTCTGCAAATTGGAAGCGCGAAAATCCCAAACTTTCAATGTCCGGCGACATGATATGCAAATATGATGAACTTTTTTTTCACGAAATAAAGACCGTCTATGCAAAGACGCATGATGCTGATAATGCCGCGGAGAATTCAAGGTTAAGTGGGTTGCTGATAAAATCTATCAATTCATTACGGCCGGAAAAAGAAGTTGTGAGAAAGAAAAAAGAATCTGATCCGGAAAATGAATCAGCAACCGGCCAGGAAATTGAAAGGAGGTATAGGTATCTTGACAGGGAAATGAATCAGGCTGAATTCGACATTTGGTATAAGTCATTGCCTGAAAAAGAAAAGGCAGATATAATGCCCAAAGTAGAGACTATTACAAAAACGGAGGATTGAATAATGAATGCACAAAAGCCAGAAAGCGAAAATGAAAACATTACCGACATCAATACTAATAAGAAGCCCGAGCCGGTTAAGCCGGTATGTGCGCTGATTATCGCGCTGATGCCGGATGGAAATCTGATCGTCGTGAAGGAAGTCACAAAACAGGCCGGCCTTCAGGTCGAGCGCATTATGAATAACAACGAGATTCCCGGCTTCATCATCGAGGCGTTCATGCAGGCGCTTATGTCACAGATGAACGATGCTATGTTGGCGAAGATCAATCCGTTCGCCGAACTTATGATGAAATTACAGGCGCAAGGCGCCGAAGTCAGCGAACAGCTTGCCGGACTCAGGCAAATGCTTACTCCCGTCGAAATGACAGAAGAAGAAGCAAAGGCAGCAATAGAATCACTGAATGAAGGCGCCGAGATCGAAATGCCGAAACAGGAAGCGGTCACGCCGACTGCCGAAGTTCACAGCGCAGATCAGGAAGTGCCTGTAGAGACAATAGAAATGCCGAAAAAATCTCCGGAAATCCCCGAAGAAGAAATTCCGGGCGACATCACGGAATAACAATGCGCGAACCTGCCGACGAAAACTTCATCTGCTGTTGGGCATTCAAAAACTGCACCGTTAAAAGATGCCCGGCGCACGGTAAGCGGGTGAAGTGTTGGGAATACGATAACGCCGGTTTTATCGGAGTATTCTGCAAGGGCTGTATGCATCCGGAATACAAAAAGATTCGCTGTAAGGGCTGTGACGTCTTTCTGCAAAACCAAAATTAGGCCATACGCAACCGCATCACATAACAAGAAGCGCCCTCATCGAAAGGGCGCTTTTTGCGTTATAAACAAGCATTTTAACCTCTTTTCAGCACTTTGCTTGACAAATACTCCCTTTTAGTGATATTAGTGAAATTGAACGTGATTATACAATCATAAAGGGGAGATATGGGAAACGTAATACCGGAAATGAATCCCCATATACCGCAAGCCGACGCCGAAAAAGACGCGCGGTTATGGGCGGTCAAAAATCGCGTATCCCCTAAAGATCACGAAAAACCTTTTTCTTTCGAGCGCGAAGTTGTTGTAAATGTTCTTGGACAAAAAAGACCCATTCCTCTGAAATATCTCGATGAAATATATGCAACGCTCCAACGGCTGAAAAACCTATATCTTGTAGTTGAAAAACCCCGGCAATGCATGATTTCTGAATTCAATGTTAATTCGACATTTTATATCTGCGACACGCATAAAAACACAACGGTTTTGTATATCCTGCAGGATCAAACAACCGGAGAAGAATTCGTAAAAAAACGTGTCGATACAGCAATAGACGACAGCCCATATCTGCAAACGCTTTTGAATTCCGGACAGGCGCGCAAGGGTGGCCGTGACGGTCGGCGGAAACAAATCGATTCACTCAAGATGAAGAAGTTTAGGCGATCATGGTTCTACATGGTGCATTCGTCTTCGAATAAGCGATCCCGTTCAGTCGATGCCGACGTTGTTATTTTCGATGAATACGACGCTCACGAAACAGGGCAGGAAAAGTCATTTCGAGCTTGTGCGGACAATAGCGACATTCGAGCATATTTCTATACCTCTACGCCGACAATTAAAGATTTTGGCGTCGATCTGAAAATTAAGACAACCTCTCACGCGCTTTGGCATATCAACTGCGCACACTGTTTTCAGGATTTTATCATGGACAGTGTTTATTTCTTCGGCGACGGGATCAAGATTTTAGATGAACCTCGGCTGAAGGATGGGGCATTGAGAATATTCGTTTGTCCTCATTGTGGAGAAGAAGTAAGGCAAGAGGATAAGATGCTCCGCGGCCGATGGGTACATCAACATCCGGAGCGCATAAAAGAGAATAGAATCGGTTTCCAGTTCTCGCATTTAATCCTTCCGCATATTACCGCGGACCGGGCATACGCCGATTATCTCGAATGTCTCTCTGACCCCAAATCCGGCAAAAAGGGATATTATAACGACAACCTCGGCGAAGCATTCAATGATGAAGAAGCCGGAGCGCGCTTCACTCGGGAAATTATCTGGAACAGCCGGAATGAGAATTTCGACTGGTGTAAAGCCGCTCATGACGTAACAATCGGCGTGGATTGGGGAAAAGACACTCACGTTTCGATAATGAAACGGATCGATGAAGGAACGCGACAATTACAATATTTGGAATATATTGTAATTCCGGCTTCTAAAATACCTGTAGATAATGCAATCAAGATATTCGAATTATTCCCAACATATCAGCCGGACATGGTAATTGCGGACTTTGGCGCCGGTCAGGAACAAAATAAATGCCTATTAGATAAGATGGAAAGCGTCGGAATGGGCAATAATTTTTACATGGCCAACAATCATAACTCCATGAAAAATGTCAATCCTAAATGGAATGAAGAAACACACATGGTTACTTATGATTTAGTCACTCTTTATTCGACGGCCGCCTTGTGGTTTGCGGCAAATATGGTATGGGTGCCGGGCGCGATAAAGGGCGATCAAAAACTTGAATTAATGATTAAGCACTTCACGAATTACTATATTGTTGATCCCAATAAAGATAATCATGCCGATGGCGTACCTGCTCATTTAACTCTTGTAAAGCCCACGCTTCCAAAACAATTAATGCAAAATGGGCCGGTACACATATTAAGCTCATTTCTTTTCGGTTTTCTTACATGTATGGGCAATGCGGCTGAAACATGGAGTACGTCGGATGCCCCGAAAGACGGACCGACAGAGGATGAAATTGCAAAAGCCCGTTATACGTCCCGGCCGTGGCTCAAAAAATTACCGATTTCCAATGAAGGGAATGTCTTATGTCAACGGCTATAAAAAGCACTTCCATGATAGGCACGTTGAATGCGAATACCGGCGTTCTTACTATTGAGCGCAATGCCGCGAATTCAATGAACGTTCCCGGGCCTGAAGGTTTATTCGCACGAATGCCGGAAGTGGAGAAAAATCAGTTTGAGGTATTCGGATGGAAGCATGGATTACAGCCGCATAAAAAACTATCCCGTCCGCAGATTGAGGCTTATAGCATGGCGGTTCCTGCGATACAGCAGGCCATCGATTATATCATCAGCAGAATAATTTCATTTCCATATAAAGTAGTCAGAGTGGACGGGAAGAAGCATAATAACTTTTCTCAAAAACGGGCGGATCGAGCGGCAAAAGTAATGCAGGGGCCAAATCAATTTGGATTCGGCTATCGCTCCACGATGAAGATGTTCTTAACCTGTTTATTAAAATGGGATTTAGGAACAATAGAAAAACAAATACTTCCCTTCGGCGGCATCATCAATCAAATAAATGCGATAGATTCATCCACGATGCGGCCGAATCCCAAAAACTTTCAAGGCGACTTATCGCAAGCGGCTTACTACGAAATGTCTTCAATGTATCTCGAAACGGTAGTACGTGCCTATTCCCGCGAACAGATATTATGGGCAAATCTCAATCCACAGCCGGGAAGTTTCTATGGTTTCAGCCCGATAGAATATCTTGACTTGGCGATTATGATGTATGTTTATTCAACACAACATAATCTCAAACTCGTAAACCCTGAAAATGAACGTGGCGGCGGCATTGTGTTCCTTCCGAACCTCGGGCAGAAACAGAGGAAAGAATTTGAGGATCGGTACAAAGTATGGAGAATGCAAGACCCCGGCGCTCCGATATTTGCATCTTCACAGGGCGATAATCCGCCGGTATTTGTGGATTTATCGCTCAAGGAAATATTTAACTATCCGGAATTGGAATCGGCGATTTCCGAAATAGCAGTTGCGAGTTACGGGCTCACGATGCAGGACATCGGCCGCTCAACAAAAGGCGCAACAGGCGCGACGGCTGAACAGCAGGATAATATCACTCAAAAGTCGGCAATCATCCCGCGCGTATTGATGCTCGAAGAAATACTTACAAATGGAATCATTGTCCCGACCGGCGGCGACGATCTTAAACTTATGTTTGTCACGAAAAAAGAAGAGCCGCTACAGGCCCGGGCGACAACCGCTTCAATGATGGTGGGCAAAGGAATACTTACGCTGAATCAGGGCAAGGATTTAGTCGATGATACGATTCCCGACATTCCGGCCGAAGTCGGCGACGTTCACTTTATTATCTCCGGAAGTCAAGTGGCGCGCGCCGATGAACTTCTCAAAAAGGGCAATTATCAAAAGATTCTCGACAAATCAAATAAGCCGAATATCGAAAATCCCAACAATCAAAACGATCCCGCGAAAAGAACTACGCAAAAAAAGAATGACCGCGGAATAGATCAGAATTGGAGTTGATGAATTATGGATAAACAATTCAAATTAACCATACCGATTCACAAGGCGTATATGGATGAAGATGGTAATATGTATGTTGAAGGATTAGGCGGCGATACAAAAGCTGATTATGACCCTAAAATAAATCCTTTAACCGGCCGACCGTTCGGCTATGAAAGACTTTCAATTTCATGTATAAACGACATGAAAAAACAAATAGAGTCTGGAAAAATTATATTACTTCCTCGACATTGGGATGTTGCCCCGCAAGGATCAAAAAACGTTATTCATGGGATTGATGGAGAACAAAAGGCCGAATGGGATTTATCGCTTGGAACGGCTGTCAGTTCAAGAATAACATCCAGCGGTCAGATATTTCCCAAGTTCAGATTAAAGAAAATAAATCCCAAGGCAATTCAACTATACAGAGAAATTACCGAAGAAGGAACAAAGTTGGGGCTTTCTGTAGGCTATGGAATTCCGGCTGGTGGATACCATGTTGAAATTGATTCTTTAGGCAGAGAAATACGAGTAATTGATAAATTAATATTATGGCATTTTGTTGTCACGACAATGCCGGTAAACAGCAGGTCTTTGAACAATCCTCTCGAAGCAGTGGTTAAGTCTCTCGATTGGGGAACAGCGGCCCGAGTCGAAACTTCCACTTTTGATCTTGAGGAATATCCGGACCGGCTGGAAGTCGAAGAAATTTATAAGTCTTTGTCGGGCAATTGCGATAACGAACCTACTGAAGAAATGTGCTCCGAGGCCGAACCATGTACTAAATCAGAGACATGCTTAAAGGCTGAAGAATGCACGAAATCAAAAGGTTGCGCAGAAGAAAAATCTAATGCACAGGAGGATGGTATGCTTAGCGAAGAAGACAAAAAAGCAATCGCGCAAATGCTTGCTGAAGGTATGAAATCATTGGACGCACAGAAAGAGGTCGAACAGCAAGAAGCGTTCAAGGCGAAAGCCGAAGAAAAGAAAATTGTTGATTTAATTACATCGACAGTTACATCGACACTGCCGGGCGCAGTCACCGCGGCTGTCGAGGAAGCCATGAAGTCGTTCAAGGCGCCGGAAATCAAGCTCGGCGACGATCAGTTGGCGGAACTGAAAAAGGACATCGAAGACGGTATAACCGAAAAGTTGAACGGCATCGCGAAGCCCTATATGGAGGGGATGAAAAGCGGCATGAGTGCCGATGCGAAGAAACCCGGCGCCGAAAAAGACCCCGAGATCATCGAGGCGCTGAAAAGTCTCGCGGCCGGCGACAAAGCACTGTCGGAATTCCCCGCCAGTGTGCAGGTGCAGTTGAAAGAACTCGGGAATGTGGCGGGCTTGGTAATGCTCTCCGGCATTCCGGAAGGGGTGGCATAATACCATGATATACAAATGGCCCGAAAAAGCGGACATCAAAGGCGTCAACGAAGAGGCCTTTAAGGCAATAACGACATCGGTTGACGTCGCGGCGACAATTCAGATCATCTGGTCAAAACAGATCGAAAAGAATTATCTCGCCAACGTCTTCATGGAACAGTTCGCGGTAGTCAATACCGAATTGGTCGGCGTAAAGGCCGATACCGTGAAGATCAGCAAGATCAACTTCATCGGCCCGGCCGTCGATATGATTACAGGCGGCAAGGGATGGGTAAACGAAAACCTGAATTCTCCGGAAGCACAGTGGGTAAGTGCAACGGACATTCGCGAGACTGCGCTTACATCTTTCGAGTTGGTTGAATTCAAGCCGACGAAGAAATTCAAGGCCGTTCTTTTCACCAAAGAAGAAATGGAAAATGCATTCGCTCCGCGCATGCAGGATGCCACGGAAGCGCTTTCCTTCGCCTTCAAGCTGAAGATGGACATGGACTGCCATGCTTCTCTCGGCGTAAGCACAAACATCGTCGGTCACGCCACATGGGCAACACTCACTGCCGGCGCGTCCGACGGCATCACCGGCTTGATGGTCAAGGCGGCTAAACTCCGCTACGATCTTCAGGTGAAAAGACAGGCATTCGCGTATTACGACGGCGGAACAGTTGTGGCGCTTATCAGCCCGTATCAGTATTACGAACTGACGGAAGACCCCGACATCTTCGATGTTGTGAAGCGCAACAAGCCCGATGTTCTTTTCAGAAACGAACAATTCACATGGTCGGACGTTCGCTTCGTAATCGATGAAGGCGTTCCGTTCTACGCTGGTGGAACACTGACGGAAATCACGTCATGGCAGAACATGCGGCCGTACGACAATACCACGTATCCGAACGATACATGGCTTTTCAGCACTGACGGAACATGGGCAAATGTGAAGGACTGCATTGCGCCCTATTACCAGTGCGTTGCCGTCACGAAACAGCGCATTGCGCTCAATCTGGACGCCGTGGACACCGCGAGAGCGGCACAGGTCGTAATGATCGATCACCACAACGGGATTGTGAAATTCGACATACTTGTCGGCGACACAGGATCAGGCGTTGCCGTCCCGCAAGCTAAATTCAGCTACGGCACTGTTTACGGCTATCAGGCTCAAATCATCGGGCCGCGCGCGTTCGCGATTGCCAAAAAGTATGATCCGCAGTTGGTTCAGGAAATGCGGAATTTCAACAACTTCGTCGCAATCGGCGGCTTTGCCTCATGGCAGGTAAAGCAGTTGAATCCCGAGCAGGTTGTATTGCTTCAGACAAACGTTGTACCGCCGTTCAAACTGAACCCGGCGCTGTAATTGCATTATTTCACAGGAGGGGCGCTTTGCCCCTCCTGTGATTTTATTAAAAAGGAGAAAAACGAAGATGGACTTCACCGGAAATCAAAAAAGACAGGATTATTCAAAGGAAAAACAGGTAGTCATGGGGAATTGTGTGTTATTTCCCAAAAATGTAATTCAAAAAAGGGGCGAAGAGCCGCCGCGGCCGAAAACGGAATTGGAAATGGCGGCTGCAAGAATTCAAAGAAAAACAATCGTGGATGATAAAATAGCGCGCGCATTTAAGGATACGCAAAATATTCCAATACTTGGAACAGCGCGACAAGTAGCAACCGAAGCGGAAAAGAAAGAATCCAAACCGCCACTGAAAATAATATTCAACGGGATAAAAACATTCGAAGAAGCGCAAGAGGGAATGGAAATCGAAACAAATCCTCTTGATATATCAATCCCTATTACAAGCGAAAAGCCCGAAGACAAAACGGAGTAAAACATGAATGTCACTTGGCAAGCAAATATCGGAACCGATATAGTTCCCAACTGGATTACTCTCGCTGATGGTGATCGTATTCATTTCAGTGGCGCCGGCGGAACGCCAACATTGATGAAGGCGATAGTGCGGCCGGATGGAGGATATGTATTCCCCGAAGAATGCTGGATAGGGCCGGATATAATGTTGGGCGGCCAAAGAGTAATAAATTGGGTGAAACCCTCGGCAGTTACGCAGAAGGGCAAAGTATTCAAAATTACATTCTCCGAAGCCTTAACGGCTGCTCCGATAATCACGGCCTTTGATGACATAACTTATTCGTCATGGACAATCGAAGCGCTCACCGGCACAGAGGAAACGGATTGGACCGGATTATATAAATGCGCGGTTACAGGATCGGAAAGCGTAAATACACCGCCGACAACCGGATGGGCCGCAAAAGAAACAGGGGGCGCCGGATCGCGAAATCCAAATTCACTTCAAGGCAACTCTCAATTCGTCACTATTCCTATTCTTATCGGTGCCGGCGGGAACTTCACGTTTACTTATTGCCCGGTTATACCCTCCGACTGCACGGATGGAAAGGCGGGAAAATATGACCCGATTATCGCAGTTGTCTATGTGCATGTGTGATTTTCTTCTTCCGAATGGCCTGATTCTTAAAGAACGTGATTATGCAGATGTAAACGGAGAAGGGGGATGGAGAAATTTTCCTCATAAAAACGAAGTTGAGGGGATATTGATGTACGGACGCCTGATAAATGCCGACAGCGTAAAAATCCCTAAAAAGATGATTTTAGGATATGCATTGCACTGGATTGGCGCCATGACTCCGGACATGAACAATCCTCACATTGCCCGAGAGATAATGATAGTGACAAAAAGGGGCTTGATGGCGACAAAACAACTTGTCTATATATTCAGATTCAACATCTTAACAAAGTCATGGGATCGGGATTATGTGGACGATCTTATCCGGCCTGAAAATTCGCATTTGGTCGGTTACGACTTATCACAACATGGGATGTGAACTATGAAAGAAGTCATACAAGGCGACACAATCACTCTTGACGTTCGGATATACGATAAAGATCCGTCATTGGGCGGCATTCCGACTGATCCCGATAGTTACCTGCATACGTGGGACATTGTGAATGACATCGGCGGGTATGTGTCGGCTGTCTCGCTTTATTACGGTTCTTTATGGCCAACGGCGCCGACATATTATTTCTCCATCGTGGATTCGGGAACAGACTTCGAGGTAATTGTTTATTCCGATTCGGCGCGCACTGTAGAGATAGCGACAACCGGAACGCTAGCATACGGAGTTTTCGTAAATCAGGCAATTAACGAATACGGCGCTTCAACATACACCGGGGCAATCAATGTTACTTTCGGCGGCACGGGATCGGAGAATTTCGAAATAACTGACATCGGGCCTACTTCACCGGTTTATCAGATTCGAAGTGAGGACAATACGCTCGTAATGCCGGACACGCTTTATCCGACACGTTTAGCGGTTGGGCATTATCAGACAACATACGCAATATCGATCACGGCTACACTGGGCGAAAATTGGAGAATCATCAGCCGCGGGCTCGTAAACAATATCGACATTTACTACACGGAATTTTTCAGAGTTATTGATGCTTCAGTAGCAACCGATGAAGCGGCAAAACTCGTTACTCTTTCGGAAGTTAAAGCGGAGTTAAAAATATTCGACAATAATAGTGATTCATGGATTGAGGGATTAATTCTTCCGGCAAGTATATTGTGTGAAGAATATCTTGATATAAAATTCCATACCGCTGACAATGTGGCGATTCTGGACGGAAACGGTGCTTCCCGGCTGTACTTCGATGATGAAGGGCCGATATTCTCCATTTCTCTTTTGGAATACCGCACTGGTACGTCATGGGATGCCTATGTTTCGACTGACTATACATACGGAGAAAGGTTCATCGACCTTATCAATGGCCAATCATTCGATTCCGGAAATGCAAATATCCGCGTGACCTATCAATATGGCGTTGCGAGAATTCCGGCGCCTATTAAAAAGGGGATTTGCGAATTAATACGATATTGGAAAGCGACGGAAAACAGAACGGGATTGAAGCGGGATAATGTCGGGCTCGGGATCAGTTCAGAATTTTTGGACTTGGCTGGCGAACTTCCGGCGGCCGTCCGGCAATTATGGGATCAGTACGCGAGGATGCGATAAATGCCGAAACGTGAAGCATCGAGCAGGGGAACGCAATTTACCGTTCAGGCGGTTGATCGATCTTTTCGTGGAACATGCTTTACCGTTGTCTCGAAAATGGCTGAAATCGTAAATGAACAGCAGAAACGCACAAATGAGGGCATTGATCGTCTCGGTTCAAAGGTACAGATAATCAGAAATGAAATTCCCATTGCTTATTCAGTGGCTATTTTGATGCCGATAAGAAGCACGGCGCCGGCTTCATTGGCCGTAAATCGCAATATTTCAATAAAAACTGACGACGATATTCAGACGGGCGATTATCTTCTGGATATAAAAAGATCGGAATATTATATTTATCTGACGGGTAATGAGTTTTTAAGTGAAGATGCAACGGTCGGTATTTCCGGAATGGCGGCAAAATGTAATCATACTGTTTCGATATTCCGAAGTGTAGATAAACCGTCCGGAGCCGGCGGAACAAAGGCGAAGTTTGAATTAGTGCATCCGAATGTGGATGTAGCTCTCGAATTTCTAAAGGGCTATATGAGTCAGGCGGAAATGGGATTCTACCAGAATTCAACGCACAGAATGTATGTTCCGGCTTATTACGGCCTTAAAGTAAACGACAGAATTAAATTAAATGACGATTATCTGAAAATTGACGCCATAGATTCTACCACTTACGGGAAAGTCGATTGTTGTGCAGTAACGAGGGATAGACGATGAAATATGTACGCGGCGGAACAATCAAATTCGATCCGGTCAAGATGGTTGAAATGTTCAGCAATGAATTTTTTGTGACCGGGCAGGCGGTTGCGCGCCGGATGGAACAAGAGGCCAAGCAATTCCTCGCTGAAAGAACGGGTGAAACTTCGAATGCCGAATTCCCCTCAAAATCGTCAGGAGCGCTTGCAAATAGCGTTCAGGGCTTCGTTCGGGCCGGAATCGGAAATAGTATAGAGGTTGGCGTTACGGCGTCTGCAATCGAAACCGGACAGTGGGAAAGCGAGCAGGGCGAACCGGAAGAAGCTGCGTTCACGAGAGGCGCCGGAGATTTTGATTATGCCGCCGCGGTTGAAAGCGGTTCAGGGGCAAAAGCTATAAATCCAGTGGAGAAAATAATTAAACAGACTTATTGGAAAGGAAGTTATCTGGCGGGGGATGTTCCCGATATTGCAAGAATTAAACCATCCATCTTTAAGGGACAAAAAGGCAAATTCTTCTTGCGGGACGCCGTAAGATCATCAGGTCCGGCAATAAGACGGCTGCTGAAAGACATAGGGAATAACATTCGAGTTACCGAATTCATAAGGTGGGAAAATTGACGGGATTACAGATTGCCATATTCAACGCAATGAAAGCCGATGCAGAATTGCTTCGTCTCTTGGGGCTCGATTCCGCTGTGACCGAGAGCGAGATTAGCGAACGATTCTTACCGGCTGTTCCATTGGGGTTGGCTCCGGACGCATTCATCATGTTTTGGCAGCCTATGAGCAATAAATCCCGCCGCAACTTCCTTTTTGAAAACCGTAACATTCAATTCAGGATTTTCATGAAAGATTCTGCGCCGGACACGGATGAAGTCGCTTATTCAGCTTCATCCACGATCCCGCAACAATTTATTGCCGACCGTATTCAACAGATTTTAGTTGGAGACGAAATAAATCCCGGCAGAGTTATTGTTGACGGCACGAATGGATATGAGGATTTTGAATATGTGGGAGAAGGGGTAATTCCCGGAGTCCTGCCGAGTGGCCATTACGGTTGGTATCTCGAATTAATTTTTCAGAACGTAGTAAAAAACTCTCGATAGGAGGGCTTCAAATGAGGAAGTCACAAGTTCACCACGGCGTAGGGACGGCGGTTTGTTACGACGCATCGACCGGCCGTGAAGTTTTGAGAATTACAAAACAGACTCAAGCGGCTTACACTTTTGCGATGGAAGAAACAAAGGTGTATGGCGGCTCCGGTCTGGACATGATCGACAGTTTCGAAACAGGCAGAACAATCACGTTGGAATTCACGGATGCCGTTTTCGATCTGCGGCAGCTTGAAATCGCGACGGGCAAACAGACGGTTTCTTCGTTGTCACAGGACATCATGTGCTTTCAGGAAGGCGTTAATGTTCCGGTCGCTCCGTATCAGGCCACACTCCTTTTTGCATCCACATGCAGAGAGGAAACAGTGCGCGTAAGATTCGGCGACACATGGGAAGACATGGCGCCGCAGCCGGCTATTCTCACGACATCAAACTGCGTTGAAGCCGTTACCGGTGTGGATATATTCACAAAGGCTGATGCAGTTGTTGTGAATATCACGGCCGTTCTCACAAGCGGGATCGAGTCCGTTAAGTCTCCTGACTTTACGGTGACGATAGCCGCGGCAAAAGCCGACATCGTTGTGACACTTCCGGATTTCGCTCTTTCTTCGCCTGCCGGAATGCCGCTATTTGATGTAAACGAGCTCGCCGGCTTCAATGTGTATTACAAGAACGGCGTAGGCGCGCAGATGCTTTCGAACGGCGCCACTCCTGTTGTTCCTGGAACGGTCTATACCATCGTTACCGGAGCGCCGCCGGCCGCCGGACTTCCGTATGCTACGCCGACCGTTACGGGTCAGTATACCGTTACTGCTGGCGTGATTACATTCGCGCCTGCCGATGTTGACAAAGGCGTTATGATCGATTACGTGTGGGTGACATCGGGTGCCGTTGCGGAATGCGACTTGGTTGACCTGAAATCAACCTGCCTCCGCAATTACGTGACGATCATCTGGACGAATCAGTTCAAGACCAGAACGGGGCTCATGCAGGGCTTCCAGATGGAAATATTCTTGGCCAAATACACCGGCGATTACGCAATCAGTAATTCGCGCGCCGATGCGGCCACGTTCCCGCTGAAGTTCGACATCCTCAATCCGGAGCGTGCGGACAATACAATCGTGAAAACGAAAATATTCCCGCTTCCGGCAAACGTCAACTGCTAAATGCAGTAGTTGTACCGATTTTAACGAAACGAATGGGGGCCGGGGAAACTCGGTCCCCTTCTTTCAAACTTAAAACTAAGGGAGAAAAACGAAGATGGTAAATGCGAAAAACAGCACGGATCAGAACAATTTAGCGAATGTTCAAACAACCGAAGAGCCGAAAACAGATTTAGGCACGTATGGGGTTACTCCGCACAGGCTTTCTCTCGCACAAATGACCGGGACCGGCGGCGGCACGGAATTCCTTGAAGTAACTGACTCGGATTTTTCAACCATAGTTCACGTCGCCATGCCCATTGTCATTAAAGATCGACCGATACTCACTTCACTGTTAAGGGATCGCATAACGATACTTCGCGAACAGCAGGCCATAAGCGCGCCGATACTCAAAAAACAGGCTCAATTCGGAAATGAATTGCAGCGCATGATTGCGGAAATGAATTCCGGCACTGAATCAGTAGAGCCTACAGAAGAAGAGCGCTCCGCGCTTGCTGACGAAATGGAAAAGAAGCGTATTGCGGAGATCGAAGAACAGGACAGAATTGAGGAAAAACTTCAAAATTTACGCATAGAGGAAATAAGCATTCTGTTGAAGATCGCCTACTTATGCTTCCGCCGCACTGACCCGTCATTGAAGGGAAAGACGGAAGCCGAAGCCGTTGAATTACTCGGCGAGTGGATGACAGAGTCGCAATTAGACATGATACCGGAAGTCGCAAGAGGGCTAAATAATTACCCTACAGTGGGGGCGCAGGGAAAGAGCAATCCGGCAGCCCTATAAACGAAGAAGATGTAATCTGCGACATTCAGGAATATCTTCATCTGGATCATGTCTGGATAAGCGAGAATTGCGACATCTGGCAGTTGCGGGTTTATTACCAGCGCTCACAGGCGATAAAGACAGATGTTATTAAGCGACAATCGCTTGAGTTTGCACATGCGAAATGTGGCATGGCCGGAATAGGTGATTGGGGCGGCAATTCACCGGCTGAATATTGGAGCAATCCAATACGCGAACATAAGAACGATGAACCGGAAGAAGATGAAGTAAGTACCGAAGAAGAATTCATGGGTTTAGTTGGAATGCTGAATGGAGGCTTTTTCTCATGAGTGAAGGACCGATGCAGGGATTTGTTATTGACTTTAAGGCAGATGCAAAGCAATTCGATTCTGTCATAAAGTCAATGAATAAGCAACTTGATAATATCAAAAAGCAAGAGGCCGAAGCTACTGAAAATATTAAGAAGCTCGGCATTGCTTATGCCGAATTGGCAACCAAAAAAACAGACCCTAAATCGGAAGCATCCCTGAAAGAACAGATCAAATTAGAACAAGCAAAACTCAAAGCTATTCAGGAAGAAAATGCCGCACTGTTGATTATGAAAGCCCGTAATGAGGGCGCCTTAACAATGGTAAAGGCGATACAGCCGATATGGGCGGCGATTAATAAGGAACAGATCGCAAGTAACGAGAAAATAAAGTCACAATTAAAGGAGATAAATATACTTCGGCGCGACGTTGGCAAAGCCGATATGAATATCGAAAGATATTTGAAAGTAATCGAAAACCTCAAGGGCTTAATCGGTATACTGAATGTAAAGCCGGCAACAGCCACGAATGCAATTACCGGACAGGCAAAAGGCGGTGTGACTCCCGCGGCGTCCGGAGTAGCGCCGGCCGGGATGGAAAAAGAGCTTACCGCAATGCAAAGGCTCAAAGCGGCGATCATGGAAACCCGCGTAGAGTTTTTGAATCTTAAAGAAGTTCAAAATGCTGAATCTATTGAATTTCTTAATATGCGCAAGGCGGTATCCGAATACCACGAACAGTTAGTAGGATTGAAAGCCGGATTTAAGGGGACGGAACAAGAGCAAATAGCATTCGATAAACAAGTGAATTCCGCCTACAGTTCCCTGAATGGTTTGGATAAGATCATAGAGCACGTAAGCAAAGTGGGGCTCTATGAATTAAGAGACGCTTTTCAGGGCGGCCAAATATCGGCACAACAATGGAGAGATCGACTTTTAATGATGGAAACGGGGCTGAAAGATACGGCGCCACTTTTCCAGTTATTGCAGAAAGAAGTTGAAAAGGCCGATAAGCAAATAGCCGATGCCGCGCCCTCGATGCAAAAGTTGAATGCAAGCATCAGGGAAATAATGCAGGTTAGAAATTTTACCGGTTTAGATGTTGCAGTTCAAAGACTTCGTGCGCTGGATGGAGCGGCATTACAGGTTGTCGGGGGCGCAGAACGATTAGGGGCGGCGATAAAAGAAGTTGATGTAAGGATCAGGGGAAACGAAACGGACGTTCTTAAAACTCAATTAGCAACACTTCGAAACGATTTTGATTTAACAAAGAGAAGCGCGCAGAATTATGCCGCCATGCTCAATGAATTAAAGGCCGCAACAATACAGGCCGGTTTGGGCGACAATGCAATAAACCTTGTTGATAGAGCAATCATAAAATTAAATAAAGATACCGCCAAAGCCGTGCCGTCGGTCAATGAATTCAAAGTTGCAATGGCATCGCTTAATACCGGAGTAACAACAGGGAAATTATCGCTGGATCAATACATAGTTGAATTAAAGAAACTGCGGCCTTCTGTAAAGGATGATGCCATAGCGCTGAATCAATTAGAAACGCAGATAATGAAGGCCACAAAGCAGATGGGCAACATGGCCCATACAACATCATTCCTTGGCCAAACGGCTAAAACCGCATTTCATCACTTTCAATGGATGTTGTCGGGCTCACTGATAATGCCCATCTATAATCTTCCGTCACAGATTATGGAAACAGTTACAAAGCTGGACGCTTCATTTGCAAAGCTAAAATCTCAATTCGAGACGAAACCGGAGTTTGCGGGAAATCTCGATATGATAGATCAGAAAATGCGGGAAATGACGGAATGGTCATTCCGATTTTCGAGGTATTATGGCGATAGCATAGAGAACGTTAATGAAGTAATTTATCAAGCTTCAAAGGTATATAGCAAAACGGCTGATATTATTGTCGCTTCAAATGCCGGAATAAAGCTATCCATTATGGATATGACCGGCGCAGACACCATTGAGTCAATGAAGAAGTTTGTTGCCGTAACACAACAGTTTGGTATAGCCCCGAAAGATATGGATTATTTCATAAATCAGATCATCGAAGCTGGCCACTTGGTAAGGGCAACGTCCGGAGAAATCATGGATGCTCTTGCTCGTAATGCAAGCGTGTTCAAAACCGTAAATGCAGATGTAACAACGGCTGTTACTATTACCGCTCTTTCGTTACAAAAGATTGGAACTTCCGCGGAAACTGCCGGCGTATCATGGAAAACACTGTTGCAAAGAATGGCCGATCCTAAACTTGGGAAGTTGATGAAAGAGATCGGCATAGATATGTATAACGGCAAAGAAGCGGCAAATGACTTCGGCGGCGTAATGGAACAGTTGATGGCGAAGTTTGCCCAAATGTCAGATAAAGAACGGATGTATTTTACAAAACAAGTAGCCGGGATAAGACAAGGCAATGTGCTTATTGGGGTTTTGAAATCAACAGCAGAGGAATACGATCATCTTAAAAGCACGATCAGCGGGACGCCGGAATTATTAGCTTCGCGCGTAATGCCTTCAATAGCAACACAACTTGAAACATTACAGCGCCGTATTACTTCGACAAGTCAGGTATGGCATGCGTTTGTATATCAGCTGGCGCAAACGGGACAATTTAAGAGATTGCTTTTTGACTTCTTGGATAAAATAATACGCTCATTAGATTGGCTTTCAAAACACAAGGCCGATGTAATTCTATTCGGAAAGGGATTAATTTTTCTTGCCGGGGCAATAGCATTAGTAAATACAAACATGAAGATAATGAACACGCTCACTGCCTTGGGCGCGTTCGGTCTCGGGCGTGAAGCGGCCGCAATGGGCGCGCTGACCCTTACGATGGAAGGGGGCGCCGTGGCAACCGGAGAATTCACGCTTGCCGCTGAAGGGGCTGCCGTTGGATTGGGAACTCTAACTGCCGCGTTCGTTCCGCTCTTGGTTGTAGCGGCTGCATATTTAGCGGTTACAAAAGCCCTCGATTATTATGCTAAAAAACCCTTGAGAAGCGCACAGGAATTCGCCGACTCTACAAAGGCATCTAGAGAACGCGTCAATTCAATGATGAATGAAAAAGTGCTTAACGATAAATTGATTGCTCAACAGGATGCCTTAGAGACAAAAAAGAAAAGAAAGGATCAGAGGTTTTATACCGATCCCTTGACCGGAGCAAAGAAAAAAGACGCCGGGCTTACTGTTGATGAACTCCAGAAAAATATCGATCAGACAAAGGGACAAATCGATAGATTAAAACAATTGCGAGATCAGGGATTTACGAGTCTTCTGGATGTTAAGCCGGCGAAAAGCGTAAATGATTTATTGGGATTCGATCTTGAGGGCGATTTTAACGCCATGCTTTCCCGTATGCAGGCTGAATCAACGGCTTTTGCAAAAGCACAGGATATGGATCGCAAGCTCGGCTTGGATACATCGGGAGACAAGAAAAAGAAAAAAGGGAACGTCTATACATTCGAGGAACAGTATAAAGACAAACTCCAATTGATTATGGACTACCTTGAAAAGTTGGAGCGAGCTAATTCAAAAACAATGGCGCAGTTCGAAAGAAATACCGACGATGCCCGGAAATCACTTGTTGGTTTCTTCGGCGAAATGGTAAACAATAAAGACGTAAAGGCGTATCACGATACGATCAATTCCCTCTATATCCGCTATCAGAATATGGTGCGAAAAGAAAAAGTATTGGTGGACGATTATTCGGGCGCGCTTAAAGCGCTCAAAAAGAATAAAGAAGAAGTTGACGCCAAGAAACTGGCCACTGATATAGGGAAAGAGGAAAGGGGCAAACTCGAACAGTCAAGCCGCGATTATCAAAAGGCCATAGACGATGTATTGGATAAACAGGAAAAAGCGCAAGAAGAAATATTCAAAATGAATGAAGCAGTTAAGGACGTTATTAAGCAATCTGCGGAAGCAACCGTTTCAGGGCTGAATGATACATATAAAAAGCTTACAGAGGGAAATGATAAACTTCTTGAGGACGGCAAAATAACTCCGCATCAGTGGCAACATAACTGGCATAAGGCAACGCAAGAATTGGTAAAAGATTTTGAGCCGTTGCAAAAAATAATGAAAGAGGGATATGCTGCAAATCCGAGATCGTATATAGCCGAACAAGGAGAGTTGATTAAGCAACTCACAAAGGCCGATTTAACGAAAGCTGAAAATGCGGCGGCACTTGAAGACGCGGTTATGAAAAAGGCAACCGCGGAAATGTTTTTTGAGAATGTGACATTAAAGCAAATATCTCACGAAAAATCGCTGGCCGATGATATATATCCGAGACAATATGAATTACTAAAGCGCAAACATGAATTGCAAAAAGCGCAGATAAATCTTTCCGGCCGGGAAACTCTTACAATTGCCGAACAGGAAATACAGGCAAAAGAATCTCTTGCGTTGTTAGGCAAAAGGATGTTGCTTGCGATTAGCCTTAACGATAAAGAGGAAGCCCATACGTTATTAATGGAAGCATTCGGAATCAAACAGGCGATATATGACGCGAAAAAAGCCGAAGCGGCCGCGGTCCTCAATTATCAATATGACCGACAGCTTAAATCCCTCGAAGAACAATATAGGTGGAAGTCACTTATGGTTCGTGACGATCAACAGGGGGACTTGGCATTAATTAATAATTTAGAAAAAAAAGAAATCTTATTGAACAAACAAGCTGATCTTTACGCCAAACTCAATTTCAGCCTTACGGACAATCAGCGGATAGTGGATGATGAATGGCAGGCGTATGTTGCGCTCGGGGATGAAATCGAATCCCTGAATACTGAATTGGCCGCACAGGTTCCTTTATTCAAGGAAATCATGGCCGCACAGAACACGGCATTTTCTTCGATGAAGGATAATATCAAAACCACATTTACGGACCTTTTCGATTCGTCCAAGTCGTTCATGCAGGCATTTAAGGATATGTTTGCGCGACAGGGCGAAATCGTAAAGAACACAATAATCAATGCGCTGACCGATGCGCTGGCTATGAAACTAGGAAGTGCCGGCGGCATGATGGACAGCTTTGCAAAATCACAGGGCGATTTAACGGCCGGGATATTCAAGATATTCGGAATTACGGCGCCACAACAAGAGGCAAAGGCTGAAAAGATATGGAATTCGGTTTGGGATGAATCGGCAAAAGCGCTGCGGGTAACTTTTCCGAATCAGGGCAGAAGTGCTACATCAACAGGAAATCCCGTTGCGGATTATGCGCTGGATATGCTTTCGGGAACATTGGGAATATCGCTTGGCAGTAAATCGACAGGCGGGAAAATAGGTGGCGCGGCTTCGGGGGCAAGCAAAACTTCCGGCGGCGTACATGGCGGAAAGACCGCGGCCGCACTTTCTATCATTTCTCAACTTGTTGCTTCCGGAGATTCTTCGGGCGGTTGGGCCTCGAGTCTTGGCGGAATGCTCGGACAAATGGCCGGCGAAGCAACGGGCGGCGTCTTCGGATCGATATTTAGTGGGCTCGGAGCTATGGGTGGACCAGTTGGCGCCATGATCGGAACAATACTCGGAACAGTCGGTTCGAATGCCCTTGGCGTTGGCCGCGGTCAAACGCGACGTGACACGATGGCCACGCAGCAGGAACAGCGCGCTTCCACAATTGCGGATATTAAATCCCGTTACGAATCACTTGGCATGGCGGTATCCGATTCCCAATTGGCTATTCCAGATTATATTGAACGCTCCGAACGCTCAAAAGGCGGCCTGTCCGGCACTTCCCGCTGGTATGAGGATAATGGGGTAACGGCGGCGCTCGATGCGGCACAGCGCAAAATAGGGCAGATTGAGGACTCGATAAAGCTATACGAAACAGCCGTAAAGGATATGAATAATGCACTGGCTATGGGCGCGACACGGTTTAATGTCGCCGGTCAAGCAATCGGACAGACAATAGGCGGCTGGCAAACAAAAACCGACGCTTTGCGGCCGGGCGGAACTTATCGGGAATGGACAATCGGATCGGCTGAATCCATATTTGGACCGGGTGGGATACTCGAACAGAATATTTTAGGTGCCTCACAATCATTCAATTCACTGACAAGCCAAATTGACTTACTGAAATATCAGTTGAATCAAATGGCTCTGGCCGGCGCCGAAGAATCTGACGCTTTCAAAGAAGCTGCTCAAAACTTGCTTGAATTGACACAGAAACAATATTGGAATGGAATCATGGGCGGCATTGTAAAGTCAGATTTTCTTCAACAGTTCGGGATTAAAACCGACGTGGATAAGGCGGCTGAATATGCAAAGGCAATCAGGGCGGCATTTGGGCTCGGAGACAATCAGACAATCGATCAGGCTGAAATTCAAAAGCTCGCGCAACAGATAGCGGATTCGTATGTATTGATGCAACAGGGTAGTTTAAGTGAGTTAGATGCAACAAATGTTCAAACAAAGGCGGACCTACTCACTGAAATGCAGACGCTTATAAATACGCTTTCGACGTCGCAACTTGGTCAGGCGGCCGTCGGTTCGTCTTCGAGCCTCGGAGAATCCATAAGTGGTTCATCGAGCATTACGCAGAATACAAATAATTACACTTTCAACGCGGAATATCTATTCTCCACGGATGCGGAATTCCAGACGGTTGTAAAGCGCTTTTTTCAGGAAGCAAAAAAACAGGGATATATTGTCCCGAGCGCAGTAAATCTTTAAGGTGAACTATGAAATATGTGAATATCGAACAGCCCGGAGTAAATGCAACGTCGAATACGATGCAGCCTACATTCGGATTTAATTATTCAATCACAACAGTAAGTCTTGTGGGGATTGAGATAGCCACTGATCCGGCATTCTCAACAGTGATAAGATTTACGTCTCCCGGCACTGATCCGGCCGCATGGGCTGGAATAGATACAAGCCCGAACCACAGCATTTCATTTACTCTTTCAACAGCACTCGCAATTCCAGACGGCATTTATTATTGGAGAGCGTGGATATACGATACTTCGATAATGAATTTCCGATATAGCGAAACAAGAAAGCTGACAATAACAGACTCAACGTATAGATGGCGCTTTAAGTTCGGCGTTTTAAATGAATATTTCAATCCGATACGCGGCGGAATAGTTACATCAATGGAATTGGTAGGCTGTCAGAAAGTGGAAAAACATATATTCAAGATAACCTTTGCGCCGATGGTTCAGGCAAGAATGACGGCATTAAAATATTTCTATGATCGATCGGCCGGATTTACGCTGTACGACAACAAGAATGTGGCCTATTTGGTATATTGGGGAGAATGTGAGCGGAATATCAATGGAGACGCTTTCCCGCCGGTAGAACGCGAATTCGGCATAATCCTGAATAATGCAATCGGCAGCGCTTTGCGTTGGTCGGGATCATGCACATTAACGGAGAAATAAATGCCTACTGTTTATGATTGGAAAATTGGATTATCAGGCGCGCAGATTGTTTTTATTCCTGTAAATCCCGGCGTTGAAATAGAGGTAAAGAAATTCGGACGCTCCAATGTCGAGAAAAAGAAATTCAAAGTCACGTTCGCCCACATGGATCAGGATAAGCGAAATGCGCTATATGCTGAATTTTCCCGATATATTTCATTGATATTGCAGGACAATTTAGGCGTGAATTATGATGTATATTGGGGCGAATGTGATAGATCAATGGACGGGACCGCGCATCAGCCGGATAAGCCGGAATTCGGAATAGATCGAAGTAATATGATCGGCGGCGTATTAAGATGGAATGGAACGGCAATATTTTCGGAGGTCTAAGTGCGAAAAGCAATAGTTGACGATTACAAGTTTGTTCGCGGCTGTATGCGGCCGGAAGTTGATTATACGGTTTATGATTTTGTAAATCATGTTGGCGGCTCGGGCGTGGTAACATTCCCCGATATTTATTTAGACGATGTGCGGGATCAGGCCGGAAATCCTGTGCCAGACGGAACGATATTTCATGGTAGTATTGCAGGCGCTCCGGCACCCGGCGGAACAATAACCGTACAGACGATAGGATTACCGGGGGGGGATGTTTTGATTAGGTCGGTTTATCCTCCCGGTACATGGATTCCATTGGGCGTCCCTTGTGTTGATATTCCGATGGCTGCTGTTCCGGGATGGGGATATGGGTATGGCTATGTTGATTCTATCACAATTCCCGCAATGCCGTTTCTAACAACCACGGACTTTAGATGCCGAAAAAATAAAAGCGGTAAACTCCGCAAAATACGTATTCGAGCATTTGTTAATTTCAGCGGAACGCATGATAAGTGGGTAATGAATTATTTGGGTGGCCCGGCTTACTGCACGTTTGCAAATCTCTACAAGGGATACAATCATTATTACGGCCGTATTGAAAGATGGCCGTCTGATCCAACAAATAAATATATCGTTGCATTCTATGGAGACGCCGCGCGAACGCTTTTATATTATTCATCGGCTGTGACAATGGATTACGGCACCCCTTATACCCAAGTCGAAATGCAGCAATATATCGGGGGCTCTGCTGAAAATGGAACAATATCTGTAGATGTTCCCGCGGATCCCGGCGTAAATATCGATTTCGAAACTACATTAACACAATGGACTGTTGACGATCAAACACCCAATACAACAAACTATTTTGATATTTCTCCCTACCTGAAAGGATCGTTCAAAATCAGTGGTTCGGAAAATGAGGCAATCGCAAGCAAGAGCATTCAGAGAAAAGTAAATATGACGCTCAACAACACTGACAATATATTTGACTACAGGGTTTTTCAGGCGGCATACAATCCCCTGCTGAATCCTCCGGCACTCAATGGTCCTTACGATATCGACATATACAATCAGACAAGCGCCTTGATAGGCGGCGTTAGACTCGGCGGAAAGAAGCTCGGAAATATACGCGCCGGTCGCTTTGTTGTGGTTCAAGTCGGTGTTTATGATTTTGCAAGCCCACTTCCAGACAAATGGATATATCGGGATAAATTCAGGGGCAGAATAGGCGATCCGGAATATTCGCGCGCCGATAACACGGTAACATTGTCTCTTGACGATGAAACAGTATATCTGAAAAAGATAAAAACCATTGCCGATGTTTATATCAATAAAACATTCGAATTCATATTTGCGGATCAGGCAAAAAAGAGACTCGGATTCTTATCAGCCAATATAGTAGTCCCAACAACAAATATCACGGCGCCTTTTATATGTATGACGGATTACGGCGACAATGTATTTGATGCACTTGTCAAGATGGCAGAAGCAATAGGCGGCAAAATCGATATAACAGAAGATGGCAAAATTATATGTTTCAGCCGTCTTGTGGACGGCGATCAGCAATACGTATTTGGAACGGGATTATGTGAAGATGATTGCCGGACACTCGCAGATAATACGGTTGATAATGCAATCGACATTCAGGGAAGTTCTATTCTCTACAATCAGCAAATTATTAATCACGTAACTATCAATTCAAAGCCGTATAAAATAAATCAGACTTCCGAGAAAGTTTGGAAGTTCAAGGCGTTCTATAACGATACGTTGGCGAAAAATACCGGATGGTTAAAGCCCGGTCGCTACTTCGGGGACGTATGGGCGCAGAATTTAGTATTTACGTCGGTGTCGGGAAAAGGGCCGGTAAAGGCAATAGATAGAAGCGCGGCGTTTGATTTATCACAAGTTAATCAGTCGGTCCTTATGACGGTAACTTCTGTTGTAATGGCAAACTACGCAGTTGTCACGTTCTCGTGGAATGGAACTACCTTTTCGGGTATTTCGATTCCGGCCGATGGAAATAATGATTATGACCTCGGAACCGTTTTCCCCGCTTTGGCCGGCGTGTTCGTTACTCTTGAAACAGCGACATTATTTGCAACGTCAGACGTTATGCCGGGCGATCAGGCTGAATTACAGTTGGGGATAAAGTTTTATGCCGATTTCGGAAGCAATTTCCGAGTTATGCCAAACAGGGGCGGCGCAATTTCTCCGGCAAACGACTACAGCACTTTTGCAATTGTATCATCGCGACGGGATGTAACGGCCGGCGTTCCCGGGCCTCTAGACTGGAAGAATGAAAGGGTTGCTAATTCCGTAAACAATGCAGTAACATCATTGGCCATTCCGCCTACTGATGGCCGTGTGGTTATGGCGCTTGATCCCAATATCGCCGGCGCATCGAATTACAATACTCAAAATATATTCTATGCAAACTCCATGTCGGGCGACGCATTTACAAAAATTCCTATCTTAATAGTAAATAATGATTCTTTTGAAAGATATGTAAATTCGCTTGAAATATTCGGGCGCCGGATAGTCCAACAGGCAAACACGCAGACGGATGTAAGGTCAACCGATTTAGTAAGGGATGCCTTCGGCGGCGAACAGCTTTTAACGATTGAGAACAATTTTATATCAAGCCCCAAAGATGCTGAAATGTTGGGGAAATTCATCATAGATAATTATTCGGCGCCGCGAGATATTCCACAAATTACAATGAAGCATCCACGGCCATTTTTACAGGTTGGGGATAGAGTAAGAAATATCGATAGTTATAATGGACAGACAAAGGAATTTATCATCAATAATCTTGACGAAACATACACGGCTGAAAATGTGCAGATGGTCATTAAGCTTCGAGAGGCCGATGCCGGAACAGGCGCGTATAATCCCGTTGGTTCATTCTCCGAATCAATAGTTGTGAATCTCGCTGATTATTCAAAGCTACAGGAAACAGTTGACACAACAAAGGGCGCGACATCCACGGAAGTAAAGCGGGATATTTATAACATGCGCGGGATAAGTTGGCACGGCCGGACGTTTGATTTCAGCACAGGGCTTTATTCGGGGGCTAC